CAAGAGTTTGAAACGAAAAAAACGAAAAAAGATGAGTGATTCATTATTATTTACGGCAATTGCTTTTGTGTTTTTAGCCTTAGCGATTACGATTATCAAAGCTGATAGAAAGCCAAAGTGGGAAATTAGGTATATTAACGGCTGGTTTGTTATTCAGCACAGTAAAAGTAAAGAACCAATTCAGAGATTCAGAAATCAAGAACAAGCGGAAATTTGGTTTAACGAAAATTGTAATCAATTATGAAAACAGGTATTTATTGGTTTGCTTTTCTAAGCGAACAAGAACAAAGGGAGTTTAGGATAAATTGTGATGATTTTTACGAATACATGGATTCAGAAATAGAAAGTTTTGAAGATTTTATAGACTTTGCTTTTGATTGGATTGATACACCTCAAGGAACTTCAAATTGGCGTGAAATATCTAAACGCAAAGTACAATGATTAGCGCGGCACAATTACAAAACCTAGAGTTTGAGTATGAAGAAGTATTAGAAACATGGTCTTATAAAGATATTTTAGTGTATTTTTCAGAAAGTGATATGGTAGTTCATTTAAATACTTTTGAATTGTACGGTATTCGAGATGTAAGAGATTTAACAAAATTAATTGAGTTAGTTTATGGAAGCTAAAATAAAAGCACTAGAGTTAATGCAAAGGTTTAATGAACCAACTATGCAATGGGACGAACTAGACGGATTTATAGCAAACAAATACGCTGCTAAAACATGCGCTTTAATTGCAGTTGATGAGATATTAGATGTTGATTGTTGTGATATGTCAGAAGAATATTTTGATAATCATATTGAATATTGGGAAGAAGTTAAACAAGAAATCGAAAAATTATGAGAAAATTTAACAGAAACGAACCGCTCGGTAAAAACTTTGAGCGAATGATTTTTGGAGTAGCAATAGTTGTTATTTTTGCAATAGTTGCTAAATGTAGCGGAGTAATGCCTAAATAGAAATAAAGTTGTACATTTGAATAAATATTTTATACTTTGAGCGAACTTTTAAAACTTGTTTCAGAAAAGCATAACGATTGGATAAGGATTGTTAGGTCGTTTGGCGAAGTAGATTTTCATGAAGATATAGTTCAGGAAATGTATTTAAAAGTTCATGCACACAAAGACAAAGATGTTTGGATCAGGAATGATAAATTAAACGTTTCCTATATTTATTCAATACTTCATAACTTATTTTACGATTTACAAAGAAGCAAATCAAAGGTATTAAAAGTTGGGGTTGAAGTTTTAGAAAATTTTAGCGACAATGATTTAAATTTTGATATTGAAAAGAATGAGCTGAATAAAATAATTGATAGCGAAATTCAAAGTTGGGACTTTTACGATCAAAAACTTTATGAAGTTTACACAATACACGAAAAGTCAATAAGAAAAATACACAAAGCAACTGGAATAAGTGTAAGGAGTATTCATACAACTTTGACAAACTGCAAAAACAGAATAGTTGAACGAGTTAATAACGAAATGAAATGAAAGAAATATTTAAAATTATAAACGATGCAATCATTAATTTACATAATGAAATTGCAGAAAGTAAACGCTTAAACAAATCTTTGTGGAAATCAAACGAGCATATTATAGAAGAAAATAGAATGCTTAGGAACGATTTATACGAATTAAGCAAAATGTATCAAGAATTAAAAAATAAGAAATAATGGGAAGACCAAGAAAAAAAGCACAAGGATTAGGAGATACAGTTGAAAATGTTTTAGAAGCAACTGGAATAGCAAAAGTAGCGAAGTTTATACTAGGCGAAGATTGTGGATGCGATCAGCGAAAAGCAAAGTTAAATAATTTGTTTCCATACTCAAAACCACTTTGTCTGGAAGAAAGTGAATACAACTATTTACACGAATTTTTTAAGAAGCCAGTTACAACTTTAAAACCTAGTGAGCAAAACGAATTGTTAAGGATGTACAAACGAGTTTTTAATTCAAAACAAGAAGCGACTAATTGTACTTCATGCTGGATTAAAATAATTAATGAGCTAAAAACAGTTTACAACGAATACAAAGATTAATTATTTGAATAAACAAAAAAAAATCAATGGCAGGAAAAGGTGGAGCAAGAGAGGGAGCAGGACGCAAACCAGTTGCAGAAGAAAAGAAAGTCACTGAATTAATAGTTAAAGCACTTAAAGGATATCATTCAGTTGATACAGATGAGGAAGCTAAACTAAAATTTATTGCAGATTTATATTCTACTCAAAGAGGTCAAATATTTTTGGCAGAACATTTATTTGGCAAACCAAAAGAAACGATTGACACTACACACACAATAAATAATTTTGAGTTAAAAGATATTTTCAGCTTTGATAGTTCTAAATGATAAATTCAAACCATTATTTAATTCAACGTCTCGTTATTTTATTATAACGGGTGGACGTGGTAGTTCAAAATCATTTGCTTTAAATTCATTTGCTTCATTACTTTCATACGAGGCAAACACAAAGATTCTATTCACAAGGCACACAATGACTAGTGCGCATATTTCAATTATTCCAGAGTTTAAGGAAAAAATAGAATTGATGCAACGTGAACAAGACTTTCTAATTAACAAAACAGAAATTTATAATAGGTTGTCAGGTAGTGAAATTTTATTTCGTGGTATTAAAACAAGTTCAGGCGATCAAACGGCTAACTTAAAATCATTGCAAGGTATAACGGATTGGATAGTTGATGAAGCTGAAGAGTTAACAAATGAAAACACCTTTGATAAAATTAATTTATCTATTCGTAGCAACAAAAAACAGAATAGAGTTATTTTAATACTTAATCCAAGTACTAAGGAACATTGGATTTATAAAAAATTCTTTGAAGAAAAAGGAATAAGCGAGGGTTTTAACGGAACGATTGGAGATACTACTTACATACATACAACGTACTTAGATAACATTAAGCACTTGCCTGAATCATTTGTTAACGAGATAGAGCAAATGAAAGTTAAGCATCCAACTAAATATAATCATCAAATATTAGGGGGTTGGCTAGACAAAGCAGAGGGTGTAATATTCACGAATTGGTCCATTGGAAAGTTTGAGAATGTAGGTACTTCGGTATTCGGTCAAGATTTTGGATTCAGTAACGATCCCACTACATTAGTTGAAACTTCAATAGACAAAGCAAACAAGAAAATTTACTGTAAATTACACTATCATAAAACGCATCTTACAACAAGCGATATTTTACAACTGAATACAAACTATGCTAATCGCAATTTAATCGTGGCAGATAGCGCAGAACCACGTTTAATTGCAGAACTACAAACTAAACTTAATATAGTTGGAGCAGTCAAAGGACCAGACTCAGTAATTTACGGAATTTCTTTACTTCAGGATTACGAATTGATTATAGATCCTGAAAGTATTGAAATGATAAAAGAGTTAAACAATTATTGTTGGTTGGAGCGTAAAAGTAAAACCCCAATAGATATGTACAATCATTGCTTTGTAGGTGAAACAATGATAACAACAAATAAAGGAGATGTTAGAATAGACTCAATAAAAATTGGTGATTATGTTTTGACAAGTAAAGGATTTAAAAAAGTGTTAAAAACTTTTAATAACGGAGTAAAACAAGTTAATAAATACTCGATGCAATTCGATACTTTTTCTGTATCTTTGTGTTCAACAAAAGAACATAAAATTAAAACTACAAAAGAATGGAAGAAAATATCAGAATTGAGCAAAGAAGATGTATTGTACCAATACAAATATTCAACGGAAAAGAATATAAATTGTACGATGGTGAAAGGTATTTTAGTAGAGGTACAAAAAGACTTCATGTTGAAGTTTGGAAATTCTACAATGGAGAAATTAAAAAAGGATACCATGTTCACCATGTTGACGGCAATTCACAAAATAACGATATTAAAAATCTTAATCTTATTAGTGCAACTTTACACCTTAGGTATGAAGGTAAAAAAAGGTTTAAAGAAAATCCAGACTTCGCTAAAGAATTTCATGCTAAAGGTATTGAAAAAGCAAAAGAATGGCACAAATCAAAAGAAGGTAGAGAATGGCATGTTAAACATGGCAAAAAAATGTGGATTAATAAACCTATGTTTAAAAAGAATTGTACAGTATGCGGAAAAGAATACGAAACAAGACATTCAGGAATATCAAAATACTGTCATCAAAACTGCAAAGCTAAAGCACTTAGAAGTAGGAGAAAATTATCAAGCACAAGTTTATGATTTAATGATTGAAGATTGTCATGAATATTTTGCAAATGGTATTTTAGTACATAATTGCTTAGATGCGCTTAGATACGCTGTAAGCTATCAATTAAGCGGTGGATTGAGTTCTAAGGTTTACGTTTACTAAGGGATACATAAAAACAAAATAAAAGTCTATTTAATATGAAGATTGAAATTAATTTACCAAGTGATTTAAGCGAAGTTTCGTTATTGCAGTACCAGGAGTTCCTAAAAGCAACTGAAAATAATACAGACGAAGAATTTTTAAGTCAAAAAATAGTTTCTTTGTTTTGCAATATACCTATGCAGAACGTACAATTTATGAAGTTTACAGATGTTGCGGATATTGTTTCGCACATGGTTAACCTATTCAATACAGATAAACACAAATTTGTAAATCGTTTCTTTATTGGTAAAACAGAGTTTGGATTTATTCCGAATTTAGAAACAATTAGCACCGGAGAATATATTGATCTAGAAAATAATTTAAAAGATAATAAGGACTTGCATAAAGCAATGGCAGTAATGTACAGACCTATTGTAAAGAATAAAAAAGATTATTACGATATAGAACCATATCAAGGCTCAAACACGTATGCAGAAGTAATGAAAAGCGCACCGTTGAACGTTGTACTAGGTGCAAAGGTTTTTTTTTGGAGTTTAGAAGTAGAATTATTGACGCATTCCCTAGTTTATTTGGACAAACTGATGCGAACGAAAACGATGACTTCAGCATTGAAACACAATTCAGCATTAAGTGGGGCTGGTATATCTCAATCGATAAACTCGCTAACGGAGATGTTAGAAGATTTGACGAAATTACGGAGTTACAACTTCTTAAATGTTTAGCCAAATTAGATTTTGAAAGTGATAAGGCAAAAGTAGAACAAGCGCAATGGAAGAAAGCAAAAGGTTAATTGAAGTACGCAAAGAACTAGAAAAGTTTAAAAACGCTGTTATTAAGGAAAGCAGAAATAACCTTAAAAATATGCGTAAAGATACATTCGGTAAATTGTCAAAATCTTTGCGTGGCCAGGTTAAGGTTTCTAAAAATTCTTTTGAGTTTGACTTTATGATGGAAGAGTACGGAATTTATCAAGACAAAGGAGTTTCAGGAATAAAAAAGAAATACAATACGCCGCATAAGTACACAAATAAAATGCCACCAACAAAGGCACTAGATAAATGGATTGTTAAAAAAGGAATTGCACCGAGAGATGACAAAGGAAAGTTTACTTCAAGAGAGGGTTTAAAATTTGCTATTGCTAGAAAAATTTATTTCAACGGTATCAAACCTAGTTTGTTTTTTACAAAACCATTTGAGAAATATTACAAAAGATTACCAAGCCAACTGATAACAAAGTACGGTTTAGACTTAGATAAATTTATAGAATTTTCATTAAAAGATTTAAAATAATGGCATCAATTATTAATTCAAGAAGCCCATTTTTTGTAACTATTGAAGAAGCAGGAATAACAAATAGCGAAGTACATGTTTACCTTTGGAACGGTTACGGTAGCGCACCTGCAAATCCTACTTACATACTTTCAAAGGCGGCAACATCTCAGGCAAGTACAATTAATTACAATATTTCCCCTTATGTAAGTGAGTTTATAGAACATGCAGTCAGGCAAAATTTATACGATGAGAATGCTTATGCAACACCAATAGAACAATGGTGCAACGTAAAAGTAGATAGATATGCGGATGGGGATTTATTAGATTCAACGATAGCTTTAGGAGTTGTTGGTTATGGTTATTATAACGAATACGCAAATCCAGATAATGGACCTTATTTATTATCTCAAACAACTTATTATTATCCTTACAATATTACAATCGATCCTGCAGGAAACGAACTTAGGCAAGTAGGACAATTAACTATTAAGCCAGAGACTGGGGATTACGTTAAATGGACTAATTTAAATGATAATACGGAAATTGATTTAGTATTAGATAGTTTAAATATTTTTGAGGATGTTTCAAATGTAATTCCTGATAATATTGCAGACGGAAACATGTTACAAGTTTTTGATGTAAGTGATAATCTTTTGGCTGAATATATTTTTAAACCATTAGACGAATGTTATTATAATCCAGTAACGATTGACTTTGTAAATAAGTTCGGAGCGTGGCAAAGGACATTCATGTTTAAGGCAAGTTATAATAGTTTAGAAGTTGCAACAACGGAATACAATTTGATGCAATCAGATGTATTAGGTTACGATATTTTAGAGGGACAAAGACAAACTTTTAACACTAACGGAGTTGATAGGATTAAAACCAATAGTGGTTGGGTTGATGCTGATTACGCTGAAGTTTTAAGGCAATTAATGTTAAGCGAAAGAGTTTTAGTGAATGGAAGTCCTGCAATTTGTTTAACGAAAACCTTAGAGATTCAGGATTCTTTAAATATTAATTTGATTAACTATGTAATGGAGTTCAAGTTTGCATACGATGTAATTAACAATGTAATTTAATGAGAAAGGCGCAAATTTATATTGAGGGGCAAAGATTAGAATTGTTTGAAGACGAACAAATAAAAGTACAGTCAAGCGTTCAGGATGTTTTTAATATTGATAGCTCAAAAACTGATTTTACTCAATCGTTTACTATTCCTGCAAGTGAGAATAATAATAAAATAATGCACCATTTTTACAACAACGATGTTGATTTTTATAATAATGTGCAATTAAATTATAATATTCGTAGAAATGCAAATATTGAAATTGATTTAATACCTTTCAAGACTGGTAAAATACAACTTGAAAAAGCTAATTTAATAAACGGTCAGCCACAAAATTACCAACTTGCATTTTATGGAGATTTGGTTTCTTTAAAAGATATTTTTGGCGAAGTAAAAATTTCTGAATTAGATTATACTGATTATTCGCATGTTTATAACGAAACAAATGTAATTGCAAGATGCGTAGATAACACCGCTTACGATGTACGTTACCCTTTGATTAGTTCATCTAGGGTTTGGGATTATGCAGGACCAAACAATAGTAATAATATAAACCACAATAATGGTGCAATTAATGCAAGTGAGTTATTTCCAGCTATTCGTATAAGCTCAATATTTACAGAAATACAAAACTAC